GTGGGCGGACAGAGAGAATTCAATAGGTCACTTAGGTGGCCTTTTTTATTGGCGGATAAATGAGGAATGAATGATGAGTAATACCTGCAAAAACAGATATTGCATTGATGGAATAGAGTTCATCACATGTTGCTCTGGGTATCAATGTGGATGCATGGCCCAGCCAGTGGCGGCTAAATTCTGCCCCGAGTGCAATGCAGATAAGCGCGAACCGACTGATGAAGAAGCTATCCGGTTGCTCAGTTGCGTTGAGTGGGTTGACGATTCAGCCAGTGACCTTACCCCTGCCACTTAACCGGTGGCAGCAATAAGACCACTGAAACAAACAACGAGCTGCTTATGCGGCTTTTTTTGTACCTAAAACACAAGGAAACGGCATGAGCATAATCGGTTGGTATTACTTACACGTAAATGGCGAACTTATTTATAAGCCAGATCCCAACGCTATTGCAGACATTCGAGATTCAGACCTTGCTCGATGTGCATGGGCAATTGACCCACATGATAGAAAAAGTGCATGGGAGCTTCTTATTGAAGCTACGGCTTTAGGTGCTAATCCAACTCGCGTTGATGAGCTGGCGGATAAGTGGAAATGCAACGATACAGATGCGGACAAATTCGCGGAAGTCGTTGGAGTAGAAATTGAAAAAGATGGTAACTCATGGTGCGCGCACAGAAAGGACTTCGTAGATCTTCAAGAGTCCCCCGCTGGATTTGGTGATAACAAATTAAAAGCTATGGCCGATTTAGCGAAAGCACTCGGAATTAAGAGCGGCCATATTTGGCGCAGCACATTCACCGATTTGGTAGCAATCAACAATTAATCCCCCACCAATCCCCAGAGTAAAGAACTGACAACTGTCGGTGTTTTGCTGTGGGCTAAATACAAGGAAATGAGCATGGCAGACGAAAATACCGGCTTGGCGGTAATCGACATAAAGCCAGAGCAAGCACCCGTTCTTTACGTGCCGAATGGACTTGAAGGTTATCTGAACCATATCCGAGAACTTGCGAAGGAAGTTCCTGACGTTACCACCAAGAAGGGTCGTGACCGTATTGGTTCGCTAGCTCGTTCTGTTGGCGTAAGTAAAAAAGCGATTGAGAATCCCGGGCGCGCTTACCTTAAGCAGCTGAAGGAGTTAGTGAAGCCAGCAGAGGAAGAATTAAAGCGCTTCGTTGATGCTTGCGATGACATCAGTAAATCAATACTTAACCCGCGCGTTGAGTGGGACGCTGAACAGGAACGCCTAAAGCTTGAGGCTGAGCGAATTGCAGCAGAAGAAGCCTATGCAGCCATGTGGCAGGAAGCCCATGAGATGGACGCAAGACTCATAGTTGAACGAGCAGAGAAACTAGCGGCAGAAATTGAAGTGGCCCACGAAATGGCCCTATTGATGAATGACGCTTTCGACCGTGATGCTAAAGAGAAAGCTGATGAAGTTGAACGTCTGCGCAAGGCTCATGAAGAATTCATTGCCAATGAAGCAGCCGAGAAAGCGAAGCGCGAAGTTGAAGAGAAAGCCAAGCGTGACATTGAAGCAGCAGAGCAGCGTGAACGTGATGCAAAACTGGCTCAGGAACGAGCTGAACAGGCTGCCAAAGATGTCGCCGCTAAAGCTGAGCGTGACGCCAAGGAACAGCTTGACCGTACCGAGCGCGAGAAGCAGGAAGCTATCGCCGCCGAGCAACGTAAAGCGCAGGAAGCAGCAGATCGCATTAAGCGTGAAACTCAGCAGAAAGAAAATGCCCGTCTAGCTGAAGAAAAGCGCGTTGCTGATGAAGCAGCGGCGCGGGCAGCCAACGAAGCACATCGCAAGACAGTTGGCACCGAAATCGTAAACGCTCTTCTCAATCGCACCAGCTTAACCCGTGAGCAGGCAATCGAAGTCCTGATTGCACTGAAAGACGAAGAAATCCCCCACACCCGCATTAGCTACTAATCAATCCGGAGTTAACCCATGCAACAGCTAATTTGTGCAGGGTGGCCTTGCGTGGGCTGCTCTGAGACTTTGCTCGACCGTATATTCCGCAATGCTAAGAACGCAGCTAAGCGGCTTATCGAGATACTTAACCAGCGAGGTGAGCCTTAATGGATATCGTAAAAGCACTCCAGTTACTCGCGGTTGATGCTCGCCGCGTTGGGAATAATGACCTGTTTCAGGTTGCCAACTGCTTATTTTACCGGAAGGTTGTTATGACCAAAAAGGAACTGAAGTGGTGGCATAAACACTGGTTAGATTGCGCGAAGTCCTCCCGCAAGGCTGGAAGTAAGCGCTCATCAGCTAATTACCTCGCCTGTGCCGCCGCTAAGCGCCGTATTTACCAATGGGATGCATCGGTATCAATTGAGCTTCAGGAGGCGGCATGACGCAGGACGAGCGATTTTACGCAGCACTCGAATCAGTTGCATGGACGCGAATGATAGCTGATCCACTATTCACGGATGAATTGGCACAGATAGAAGCCAATGCAGATCAGCGCACAAGTCAGCAGCAACAAAGAATTCAGGAGGCACGTAATGACCGCTGTTTATAAAGCAATTGCAGCCGTGGCAAAGGATTTGTCAGAGATAGGTATCGCGAAGGACAGCCGTAACGCTCAACAAGGCTTCCAGTTCCGAGGGATTGACGCTGTATATAACGCTCTATCCCCATCCCTAGTGCGTAATGGGTTGGTTATTTTACCCAGAATAACTGAGCGAACAGTTTCGGAAAGGGTAACCCAGAAAGGCGGCGTTCTTTTTTATGTCGTGGTTAAGGCTGAGTTTGATTTTGTCAGCGTTGAAGATGGCAGCATTCACACGGTGGTGACCTTTGGTGAAGCAATGGACAGCGGAGATAAGGCCACGAACAAGGCTATGTCCATAGCCTATAAATACGCCGCGTTTCAGGCGTTCTGTATCCCAACAGAAGAAACTGCGGCTGATCCTGATGCAGAAATTCATCAACCAGCACCACGGAATCCTGACCAGATACTTGCCGACTTCACATCACAGGCGAGTAATTGCCAGTCACTGAATGAGCTAAAGGGAATCTATACGCCAGCATGGAATGCATTGGCTCGTTCGGTTTCGCATCAGGAGAAGTGCGTCGAGGTGTATAAGCATCGCGGATCAGAACTCAAACCTAAAAAGGCGGCGTAAATGGCTAGCAGAGGCGTCAACAAGGTGATCTTGGTCGGACACTTGGGCCAAGACCCAGAAGTTAAATATATGCCGAACGGCGGCGCGGTAGTCAGCATCACGATCGCGACATCGGAAAGCTGGCGGGATAAAGCGACTGGCGAGAAAAAAGAAAAGGCTGAATGGCACAGGGTTGTGCTGTTCGGAAAGCTGGCAGAAGTGGCTGGTGAGTACCTACGGAAAGGCTCTCAGGTCTATATCGAGGGAGCACTGCAAACACGGAAGTGGCAAGACCAATCAGGACAGGATCGCTACACAACGGAAGTGGTGGTTAATGTCGGCGGCACGATGCAAATGCTCGGCAGCAAGCAAGGTGATTCACAGGGAACTCAAAGCCAAGGACGGCAACAATCAGGCCCACAACAGAATCAGCAGCAGTGGGGGCAGCAACACGCGCAGGGACAGCAACAGGCGGCGCACCAAAATAACGAACCACCGATGGATTTTGAAGACGATATTCCCTTCTGACCAATAAACCCAACAGGTAACCACCATGCAGCCAGAGCAGATACTGGCCTGCCTCCGCGCCCATCCAGATGCTTATATCACCTCATTCCATCGGTCAATTGGCAGCGTGGGTGGCGGTCGCTATTTGTCTGGCGGTGCTACTGGCGGGTGTACGTTAAATTATAAGGACTCATTCTACAAAGGGTTGGGTGATGGCTTTGAGACGATATCAATACACATCAGCCTGACGCATGTGAGAAACATGCGCCACTTGCTCACGGAAGAGCAGTGGGAAGTGAAAGGGATATCAGCGCAAGGGACGATATACCGAATCAAGCCGGAGTTTATGCCAGCCAACCCCACTCCGTTCTGCTCGACTCAGGAAGAGTTGTTAGCGCGGCGTCAAGAATGCCTACGACTGCTTTCGGCAGCCGAATCCCCCACCCCATTACCGGCAGTCAATCTGCTGAGGAATAGTTATGTCTGAAAATACTG